CCCGCGTTCGTCGGCAGGCCAGCGTCCGTGGCGCGCGGCTCGACCGCGCCGTCGCGGAGCGTGCCGCTCTCGATGGTGGCGAGGTCTCGCGGGTCGGCCGGCTCGAACGGTCCGGCGGGCTCCGCGGTCGGCTCGCCGCCGTTGATGCCGTAGCCGCGGCGGCTGAAGTACGCCAGGGCCGCGGCCGCGTTGTCGTGGTCGCTGTCCAGCGTCGCCTTGCCCTTGCTGAAGACGACCCCGGCGACCTCGCCGGAGAAGTGGGGTTCGGGTGCGGTGATCTTGTACTGCGTCATGGTGGTGCTCCTCCTCAGCCGATCTTGATGTTGCGGAGCACGCCGCTGGACTTGGTGTTGCGCAGCACCGCGGCGACCGGGCCCATCTCGACCTCGCCGCGCTTGACCGCGCCAGGCTGGGTGAAGTCCGGCATGAACGACGTCACGAGCGGCTGCCCGGCCACGCTCGCGCCGTGGAACGCGTCCAGCCCGAACGACACGGCGTACAGGTCCGTCAGGTTGGTGATGTTGCCGCCCGCGCCGGCCCCGTCCGGGTCACGGGTCTCGGTCGGGATGATCGACCCGCTGCCGGTGTGGTTGTCGCCGAGGTCGACGAGGACCCACGGCCCGTACATCTCGATCTGGCGGCCGAGGTCGTCCTTCGTGTTCGTGTACAGGCCCGCCCAGCGGGCGAGCGCGCGCACGCGGGTGATGGACACGGTGTTGCCGAGGATGGCCTTCACGCCCGGGGGCAGTGCACCGGGGCGGCCCGCGTCGCCACCGCCGGTGTGGGACGGGACGATCCGCGACAGGAAGCTGTCGAGGTGGTCCAGGCCGGCCATCGCCAGCGCCTGGGTGTTGATGGTGCCCGGCGTCCAGTCGAGGTAGCCCGCGGCGATGCCGTTCGCTGCCGGAAGGTACTCGGTGGGCTGACCGGTGAGGATCTTGTCGAGGCCGTCGAAGCCGTCCGCGTCGACGGCGACGTCGCCGTTGATCAGCTCCTCCTGGAAGCGGCTCCGGATGGAGGTGATCTTCTGCTGGACCTGGAACGCGACCTCGTTGGTCGCGGCCGGGCCGAGGTTGGCCAGGATGCGGTCGACCTGGAATGCGCCGCCGAGCGGCTTGAGGTCGACGGTGAACCGCTGGCGGGTCGCCTCGGTGGGCGAGTACTCGGTGTTGACGGCACGGAAGTCCGCGCCCGAGGCGCTCACCAGTCGCGTGTAGCCGTAGGTGAGGGTTCCGCCGCCGGTACCGGGGTTGACGGTGTCGTCGAACACCATCTGATCCAGCAGCCAGGAGTAGCGACGCAGGTTGTCGATGACCGCGTAGTCCACGTCGGCCTGGGTGTTGAGCTGCGCCTGAGCGAGCGTCACGGGCATGGGTTACTCCCTGATGGTCAGGTCTGGTAGTGGTTCGTGATGGCGCCCGCGAGCCCGCCAGCGCCGCGCTTCTGGGCGGTGCCTTCGCCGGTGCCGCCGGACAGGTCGCCGCCGGAGCGGCCCACTGATTGGGCGCGCAGGTTCGGATTCCGGCCGAGGGCCTCGTTGATGGTTCGCTCGACAGCCGCGTTGAACGCCTTGGGGTCCGACGGGTCGAGGCTGTCGATCTGGTCGCAGAAAGCCCGGGAGTCGAGGAGCGCGTCCGCGTTGGCGCCGAGACGCTGCGCCGTCTTGTAGATGTGCAGCTCGATTGCCGCGGCAGCGGCCTGCTCCTCGGCAGTGGTCCGCGCGTGGTGCGACTCCTGCAGTTGCCGGGTCAGTTCCTCCGGGCTCGGCGGAGCGTCGTCGGAGCCCAGTCCCACGGCCTTGCTGATCGTGGCGAGGAGTTCCTTGCGGGCTTCCTCGGCCGCGTTCTGCTTGGCGATGGTGCGGGACTTGCCTGCCTCCTCGCGTGCCTCCCGGATCACCTTCGCGACATCGGGCGGCAGGCTGTCGACCTTGCCGTCCCACTGGAAAGCGGCCCACGGATCCGCCGATCCGGACTGCCCGGACTGGGATCCGGACTGCGATCCGGACTGTCCGGACTGCTGTCCGCCCTGGTCACCAGCGCCTGCGCCGAGCAGTGCGGACCCGCCGTCACCGTCGCCGCCGCTGGATCCGGATCCGCCGCCGTCCCCTCCGCCATCGGCGTAGAGGACCGGGGAGAAGGGGCCTGTGCTGTAGGGGTGTGCCCATCCGGCGCCGTCCAGGCGCACACGGGCGAGGGTGTGCTTGTTCATGCGGTTGCCCTCCTGGGGCATGAGAAAGGCCCGCGCCAGGCGGGCCGTTGGGTGATTCCGAGGGAACGCGAGCGCTACTGGCCAGCCCGGAGCTGCTGCTCCTTGGCCTTCCACGCCTTCGTGTTCCGCTCCAGGAAGGTCACCTTCTGGAGCTTGCCGTTGGCGTCCGCGTACTGAAGTTCGTGGATCTCCGCGCCGCTGCTGTCGTGGGAGATGTGGTGCAGCCAGGGGCGGCCGGACGCTCGCGCATCCGCGATCTTCTTCCGGAAGGCTGGAGACACGTTCTTGAGCGCTTCCGCATGGCCTTCAGCGCCGGTGTCCGGCATGGCCGTCGCCTCGCCGCTGCGCGAGATGCTCCTGCGGCCAACTTTCGGGTCCCCGAACGACCTGTTGCCCTCCTCGCTGTCGAGGAATTCGACGTGCGCGACGGGTGTCTCCCCGGGCCGCGGAGGGGGCAGCGTCCGCTCACGCTTTCGGACCTCCTGCCGCTCCTGCCTTCGACCGGCCTCGTCCGCCGAGTCGCGTGCGGACTGGGCCTCCCCCCTGTACCAGCTGGCGTCCTGCGCACCGTAGGGGGACTGCCCCGCCGTCCGGGAGAAGGCTTCAGCGGACTCGGCTGCCGCTGCCCAGTCCTTGGGATCGTTGGACCTACGCGCCTTCCTGAGTGCCTCGTTGACGGCCGTACGCTCCGCTTGCACGGAGTCGGAGTACGCTCGCTTGCCGGCCGCGGTCTCGCGTGCGTACTCGGCGTCAGCGATCTGCCGCTCTTGCTCGGCGAGGTCCGCGCGCGTCGCGGCAGCCGCGTCGGACGCCCCTGCAATGTCGTAGAGGGCGAGCTGCTGCCGGTTGAACTTGGCGCGGTCGCGCAGCGTCTCCAACTTGCTGTCCGACACGGTAAAGAGGCTGCTGCCGGGCTGGAACCCGCGCTTCATGTCGCGTGCCGCTGCCCGCTTCGGGGCGCTCGCGACCTGTTTCTTGGCCGCGCCACCGGACGGCTTGGACTGCTCGCCGCTCTGCTTCTTCCTGCCGGCCGCAGCCAGCTTGGCGAACGCCTTCCCGTGCTTCTTCCGCCCGATCCACGCGGCGAGTGCCTCCGGATCCCGGGCGCCCTCCCGGGCCAGCTTCGCGACGAACGCCCTACCCACGGCGGCCTCCTCCGGGGCATGAGAAAGGGCCCGCACAACGGCGGGCCCTGATGACGTGGGTACTGCTACTGGCCAGACGCGGGCTTCGCCTGCGCGTAGCCCCGGAACCATGCCCTGCGGAGCAGGGACGTGGCGGGATACGGGCACGTGGTCACTCGGTCGCCTCGGCGGCCTGCCTCACGGCCGGCGTTCATTGCGTCCACGATCTCCTGACGTGTCCCCATGCGGCTCCCTCATCGCCTCAACATCTGGTCGCGGTTGTTCATCCTCGCGCTCGCGGCCCACTGCTGCCTGACTCCGGTCAGCTCCTCGATGAACTCCGCCTGCGTCTTGCGCGGATTGGACTCCCACCACTCTCGCAGCTCATCCGACGCACGGGCGTACGCGATTCGCGCAGGGCCGGTGAACAGCGACGCCTCGCTGTAGCCCTTTGCGGCATACCTCCTGTTGAAGAGGTACCCATTCGTCGCTTCCTCGGCGGCCGCAACCTGCTGCCATACGTACTCGCTGTACAGCTCGCGGGCCTCCCTGCTGGTGATCCTGCGCTGTCCGGTGCGCTCCTGGATGCTCTGGCCGATGCCGGCCCGTTCGGCAGCGGCAGCGCGGGCCAGGCGCTCCTCGAATGACCCATCAGGAGCATCGTCGGCGTCCGGGTCCCTGTCGCCCCCGCTGAACTCCTCGGCGGCGGCGGCCCGCAGTCCGGCGTACGCCTCGTCATCGTCGGCGAGGGCGCCCCACCCGTCCGGGTCGGGGAGAGGGGCCAGCGCTTCATCGAGAGCGGCGCGGTCGGCCCACAAATCGGCCACGGCGTCACCCGTAGCGGCCGGTGTCGGTAGCGCGACCGGCTCGCGGCGGTCGAACTCGGCGGCGATGCGGCTGGCCTCGTCCGGCCGCGCATACGACAGCGCCCACCCCAGCGTGCCCTCGTCCATGGCGGACAGGTCACCGGCCAAGGTGCCGCCCGGGAACACCTCGGCCAGCAGCTGCCGGCGGTCCATCTCCGCGGCAATCGCGGCTGACTCCGCGCCGTCCGCGTCGGCCAGGCGTCGCCCCAGCTCCTCGTCGGATACGCCGATCAGGTCCCGGCGCGCGCCTGGCAGGTTCGCGGCCACGTCCCGGCGGTCCAACTCGGTGGCCACCCGTGCGGCCTCGCTCTCGTTCAAGCCACGCAGCGCACGGCCGAGGTCGATGTCCGAGAAGCCGGTCAGATCGCCTGCCAGGCTCCCGCCGGGCCGGACACGGTCCATCACCCGCTGCTGCTCGCGTTCCCGCTCCGCGCCCGCCCGGGCGAGCCGCTGGAACGCCTTCCTTCCGTGCTTCTGGCGGCCGATCCAGGCGGCGAGCGCTTCGGGATCCCGGGCGCCCTCCGCAGCGAGTTTGTTGACGAACGCCCTGCCCACGCTGCCTCCCTGGTCAGTTGGCCTTGCGTGCGTTCTTGGACAGCTGCTCGAACGCTGCCTTGCCCATGACCTTCCGGCCGATCCATGCGGCCAAGGCCTCCGGGTCCCGCGCGCCACGCGCCCGTAGCTCGGCTACGAGCTTGTCCCAGTTGAAGGTTCCGCCTTTGAGAGTGGGATGGTCCGCCATGGCGTCCTCCGGCCGTTACCTGCGCGGGTTGCTCGGGCGGCCGCAATGGGCGCACGCCTCAGACGGGTTTGGCAGTCGAGCTGGGAGGTATCGGCCTGTCACCCGTGAACTAGCAGGTCAGGGGCGGCATCAGGCTGACGATCTAGTAAACGGTGTCCGGCGGCACGTCACCGGCCGGCGGCCTCGGCACGTCCGGTACGTCACCGGACGCAACCGGCGCCGGAATCAGGCTCAGGGCAGCCAGGTACGCCGCGACCTCGTCATTACGGCGCTGCGGCACGTATGTCGGCCCTGTCGGGGTGAGGAGTTGCGGGCCGTCCGCGATGGCGAGCATGTTCAGGCGCGTGGCATCGTCCGCGGTCCACCGGTCGCCATCGTGGGCGACCCAGCGGCTGCGGTCGATGCGCGACTCGACACGCCAGGCCATGCTCACCACCATCTCACAGGGCAGCCAGGCAGCCCAGCACGAACTGCCTCAACTGCATGCCGCCGAAGTTGCGCCCGGACCGGCCGAACAGGTCCTGCATGCCGACCTGGAACGCCTCCGACGACATGGACGCTGGATCGTCCGGCCGCACTGCCTCGTACGTCTTACCGGCGTACGCGTCCGCCCACTCGTCCTCGTAGGTGATCTCTGACTCCCGGTACGAGCAGCGAGGGTAGATATCGGCCAGGCGCTGCGGTGTCGCCAGCTCGCCCTGCGTGGTCGCCCGGCGCCGTACCAGCGTGAACTCCAGCTCCCGCAGGCCAGCGATGTACTGCTCCATGCGGTGCCCGAGCTCGTGCGCAGCGATCTCGGCACCGTAGGAGCTGAATGCGCCGTTGTACCGGACGGAGGATGTGGGCAGCGCCAGCACGTCGGGCCGGCCGTAGCCTCCGGACCGGTAGAACGCGCGGGGCGAGCCGATCAGTTGCAATTCGGAGTCGCGCATCGCCTGCAGCCACTCCTCGGGGAAGTGGCGCAGTGCCTCCTGCATCAGGCCCTGCCAGTCCTCGGGGACCTCCTGGTTGGTCCCGCGGGTGGCGTCATCCGCCGGTTTCGCCGGCAGCGCGCCGCCCATCTGGCGGACCTCACCCAGCAGCCGCAGCACCGTCTCCGCTTCCCGCTTGGCCACCGCCACCTGTGCCTGGCGGAGCTCCTCGGCATTGGGGTTGTCGCTGCTGGCCAGGTCACGCACCTTCTGGTGCAGCTGCGTCAGCTCATCATCGGCCATCAAAGCCATGACGAGGTCGTCGTTGAGCGCTTCGCCCGCCTTCAGCACGCTGTCCAGGTGCCGCTCGTACTCGTCCGGCGGCATGAGCCGGCCGTTCGCCGCCCTGTTGTAGGTGAACTCGTGCCTGGCCCCCTCCTCGGTCAGCAGATAGCGCTCGTTGCTGTTCGCGGCGTCTTCCAGCCGCTTCGCGGCGATCTCCCGGTACTGGGTGAGGTCTTCCTCCAGCCAGCGGATCTCGTTGTTGGTCTCCCGTAGTGCCTCGTCCAGCAGGGCGGGCCGCTTCGCTTTCGGGGTGCGGCGCTTGCGGAACTCCGCTTCCGTCTCCGCGGTGATCTGCTCGCGCTTCTCGCGCAGGTCGGCGAGCTGCTTCTCCATCTCTGCGATGCGTCGGTCCACGGTCCGGGTGCCGGCCGCGATCAGCGTGCGGCGCGCGTTGAGCCAGCCGTCGCGTCCCTGCGGCAGCTGCGAGCGCACCTCGCCGATCGTGGCGCGGGTTGCATCCGAGACGAGCCGCACTGGCTCCGGCTCCCGCTCTGGTTCCGGCTCGGGCTCGGGCTCGTCGTCTGGCAGCTCGGCCTCCACCGGCTCCTCTACGACCTGTGGGGTGACCTTCGTCAGCTGCTCGCGCTCCGGCTTGCGCCGCAGATGCTCGTGCGCGGCCACGTGCTCGCGCATCGCCTTCTGCCACTCGCGGACCTTCGCGTTAGCGGCACGACGGGCGTCGTCGTCCATGGCGGCGGCTGCGATGCGCTTCCAGCGGCGGATGTGCCGCTCGATCTGCCGCTGCCGCTGCGTGTCCTTGTAGGTCGTGCCCGGAGTCGGGTGGTGCGGCGGGCGCGTGGTCACCCCAGGCAGATACGCGGCCAGAGAGTGCCTGCAGTTGGGGTGGAACAGCCCTGCAGCCCGGGCTTCGATCAGGCTGCCCGCGACGTGCACGACCACTGTGCGGTCGTCTTCGATCTCGTGCTCCACGCGGATTGTGTGCGGACCGTTCTGGTCGGCGAGGGTGAGGATCTCGCCCTCCCACTGCGCGCACAGCGGGCATTCCAGTGGTGCGTCGGAGACGATGACCAGCCCGACATTGATCTCTGCGAGGGCGTCGATGTGGCCCTCGATGGCAGCGCGCGCTGTTACCGACCGCACGGCCATCTCAGCGTAGGCAGCCATGTCCCAGGACTTACCGGCTTTGTCGACAAAGCCTGTGATTCCCCGGCCCGCCAACTGGTTCAGTGCCCGCTGCGACGCCTGCCGGCGCGTCATCGTGCCCAGTAGCACCCCACCAGTCACCCGCCCGACGACGCGTCGGTAGATGTCCGACACCGCGCGGGTGATCCGCTGATACAGGGGACGCGTGTCCCTGGCCATCGACGCCGCGAGCCGATCCACCGCAGACGCGTTCGGCAACGTCTGCCGCGCGACGAGCTCCCGGCCGATGCCCAGCGCACCCAGCTCCGCCACGGCGGCCTGCCGGCCCCGGTTGTACGCCTCAACGAGAGCCTCGCGGACCTTCCCGTCGGCGTCCTGCTGGAGTGCCTCGGCGACGGTCTCGACTGCCTGCCGTAGGTCGCCGATCGAGGCCAGCTTGAGCTGTGCCCACCGCGGCGACTCGATGTCCGCCTCCAGCGCCGCAGCAAGCCGCTCCAACAGGGCGGCTTCCGCGTCCTCGTACAGGCGCGCTACCTCACGCGCGAGATCCTCCGCCATCGCTGGGGAAACCGACATCAGCTTCCCCCTCTGCTCCGGCCATCACTCCGCTCCGGTCATCACCGGATCGGCGACGTCGCGGCCTGTCTCCTTCATGATCCGGTCGACTTCCTCACGCTGGGCTTTCTCGTCCCAGTCGGGGTGGATGAGGGCGACCTTCACCTCTGTTGACGCAGCCTCGGCCTGGTGGAGGGCTGCCGCGGTCTCAGCGAGGGTCTTGATGTCGTCCTGCACCGAGTCCTGGAACACCACGTCGGGCCGCTCGACTTCGACACCGGAAACGCCCGGGAACATGCTGGACGCCTCCAGCATGAGCAGCACCTCGACGATGTCCGCGATGCCGGTTGCGGCAAGCTCTGCCTTACGGCCGCGGGTGGACATCGACCGCGCGGTCCGGGCCTTGATCTCCGTCGCCGTGGTCGCCGTCCCGGACGAGTCATCGCCGAAGGTGTTCCCGGAGTAGCCGGCGTTTCGGATGACCTTGCCCACCAACTCCTCGATCGTGGCCCGATGCTCCTCGTGCCGGATCGCGAACTGGTTCAGCGTGATCTGGTGGTCGCTGGTGGGTGGCACGTTCATCGGGGCGTAGACCTCGCGGTCCTCCCACAACGCGCCCCTGCCCGGCTCGGTGGACAGCAGGTAGCCGGACGGGACGATGATGCGGGACTTGGCGAGGCGAATGTCCCGCATCCAACTGGTGTAGGTCTCGTCGATCGCCGAGAGGAACGTCTCCGCACCCTGGTAGTCCGAGGTGCCAAGGCCGGCCGCGCCGGGGATGTCCCGCCAGTCCGGGGCAATCATCGTGTTCGGGATGTAGGAGCAGGCGAGCCGGTCCTTGACCGGCAGCGCGCGGGAGGGCAGCAGGTCTTTCGTCTTCTCGAACGCGCCCAGGTCGACCATCTTGCCGAGGTTGTCCTCAGTGCCCTCGTACACCCCGTGCAGGATGACGCCGGGCTCGTGCCGTTCCAGGTGCCGCACGACGCGCTGTCCGTCCGCCTCGATGACGGTCCAGAACGTCACGCTCTTGAGGACGTCGCCGTGCGCGAACTCCGGCGCGGCTCCGTCGGCGTGAACCAGGGAGATCCACGGGCCGGGGCGGATGTCCTCGTCCCACACGATCCGCAGGTAGGACCCGCCGAGCGCTGACGTCGTCTCACCGGAGGCGATCAGCGTGCGCTTCAGCCCGCGACTCATGAGGTCGTCGAGCCGAGCCTGCGTCTTGGTGTTCTCGGCCTTCAGGGCGGGCGGCTCGGAGTACAGCAGATCCGAGCTGGTCCGGGCGATGTCTCGCGCCAAGGGCATGTGGAGCGCGGCGCGCTTCTCTCCGAGCGGTGTCGGTTCGCCCCAGAACCAGCGGGCGATGGTGCCGACGAGGCCGCCGCGGTACTGGCTGGGCCGGTTCTGGATCTGCCCGATCTGGCCGGTGGCGTAGGAGCGGGTGCCGCGGTTGCGGTAGCGGTAGGCGAGCCTGTCGGGGTTGGCGCTGAACCAGGCGGCCCAGTCGTCCAGATCGGAGCGGATTGCCGGGTGGATGGGCGGCCACGGCAGGTTCTTGTCAGGGAGCGGCATCGTCCACCTCCCTGTCGTCGGCCGTCGTGTTCTGCTGCTCCGCCTCGCGGGCTGCTGCTTCGACGGCATCTGCCGCCTCGCGCAGCGCGGCCGCGACGTCGAAGGAGGTCAGCGTGAACACCCCTCTGGAATCCACAGCGAGCTCGATGCTCCCGATCGCCACCGGGGAGCCGCTGCCGATGGACAGGTACACGGGGATCGATGCTGTCGCCGCCATCAGGCCGCCACCTCCAGCGATGTCGCGGGCAGCAGGTGCCGCCACTCGTTCACCGAGCTGTGCAGCCCGTACCTGAGTCCGTCCACGCTGTGGTCGTCGACCTTCAGCGGCTGGTCGATGCCCTTCTCCGACGCCTTCGGGTCCCACACGTACGCGGGCAGCTCTTCGAGGAGCCCGGTGCAGGAGCGGTGGATGGACAAGATGTTCGCCCCGAACGCCGTACTGACGCTGCGGATGCCGTCCTTCACGTCGTTGTCCGCCTTCGCCACCCCGGGCACGCCGTCAGACCACAGCTGCGTCATGAACGACGCGGCCGACGGGTCGACGAACACCCACGACGGAGTCACGCCCTTCTGCCCGCGGTGCTCGTACGACGACAGCCAGCGGCGCACGCCCACGCTGTACTGCGCGTCCGTCATCTGCCGCCGCGCCACCCGCGAGTCGTGCCGGTACTCCGAGGCCACATACAGGCGCTGATCCGCCCCGATGCCGAGCAGCAGCGCCGCGAACGGGTTCACGGTGCCGTAGTCCAGGCCCACGCACATCCACCGCGAGATCTCCGGGACGAGGTCGACGACGTGCCGCGCCTCATCGAACGCGTCGTAGATCACGCCCTCCGCCAGGCACCACTCGCCGAGGATGTACCGCTTGTAGAACAGCCCTTGGTGGGACCGCTTCAGCGAGTCGACGTACGCGCGCGGGAGGGATGGGTTGTCGTCGAGGACGAAGCTGAACCGCGCGATGTCCAGGGCGCTCGGGTCCTGGCTCACAGCGAGGGTGCCGTCGCGGCGCAGGTGCAGGCGCGCCCGGTCGAGGATCTGCTTCTTCAGCCAGTGGTTCGGGCCCTCCGGGTTGGTGGTGCCGATCCACTGCGCGCCTTCCACCGAGAGCCTGGTCTCCAGCATCTGGAAGAACGACTCTGGATAGGTCGTCACCTCGTCGAGGTAGGCGCCAGCCAGGGTAAGCCCCTTGATCTTGTCGGCTGCCCGCTCGTCGTTGGCGCCGGCCACGTAGATCGTGCGGCCGAGAATCGTCACCTCGCCCGCGCCCGCGCGGTAGTCGCAGCGCTTCTTGCCCACCATCTGCTCGATGACGTCGATGATGTTCCGCTTCAGGGTGCGCTCGGTCTTGCCGACCATGAGGAGCGCGCCCGGCGGGCCGGTGCGGATGTAGCGCAGCCACACCATGATCGAGCCGATCGTCTTACCCGACCGGACCGCGCCTTCCCAGAGGTTCCCGCGCGCGGCCGCGAGCTGCGTGGCCCGAAGTGCCTTGCCGGCGAGAGGCTTGAACATCGCGGGCCCCCTCACTCGGCGCCGGGCATCATCCCCCTCAGCCACTGGTCGACGGCGGCCAGGCCTTCCAGGTCTTCGCGCTCCGGCGGGACGAGCTTGAGGCTCTTCTCGATGGCGATACCGGCCGCGGCCATGAGGTCTTTCTTCGCGTCGGCGGGAGGCTCGTCGACCTGGCGCTCGGTGTAGGTGTTGGAGGAGCCACCGATGCGGAAGACCTTCGATGGCTCCCACAGCTGCGCCGTGAGCCGTTCGGCGTCGTCCTGGAGGGCTTCGGCGAGCATGGCGCGGCGGTCGGCGAGCTGGGCGACGCGATGCCGGGTGGCTTCCTCGGTCATCGTCACGTCGAATTCGAGGCCGGCTGCTGCGCAGACGATGCTGATGGTGCGCTGGGCGCGGCCCACTTGGCGGGCGATCTCGTTACGGCCGAGGCCCTCGCCGTGGAGGCGGATGATCTCGGCTTTCTCGGCGTCGGTGACGAGGCGCATGTCTTTGCGTACGGCCATGAGGTCACCTCCTGCGGGCGTGCGAAGGCCCGGCCGTGCGCTCCCTGGAATCACGGCCGGGCCAGTCGAAGGGGTGGGGGTGAGCGCGGTGATGGCTATGGCTGCGGCGGTGTGGCGGCGGCGCATGGCCCCTGCGCAACGGGCGGTGAGGGGTCGTCATGCTTGATGCCGGCCGATTGTTTCCGGGCATGCCAGATCTGCGGCCCATGGTGAGGCATGATCGCGGAGAATGCAACTGACCGAGTCGGGCCGCCTGCTGGCTGCTACACCTAGCATCGGCGCATGGCAACCCTGGTCATATCCATCGGCGCTCTAGTGGTCAGCGTCATCTCTCTCGTGTGGCAGTTCATCTCGTGGCTGCGCACCGGTCCTGTCATCCGGGTGAAAACCCACTACGCCATCCCTGTGATCGCAGGTGAGATGAGCACGCAGCAGTTCCTCGCCGTCTCGGCCACGAACCGAGGCCGCTCCCCTGCAACGATCACGTCCTGGGGGCTCCTCCTCCCCGGCGGGCTGACCACTGCCGCCGAGAGCTCACCCCTGCCTGGGGTCGAGGCCCTCCCGTTTCGTATCGACCCGTACGCCGAGACCAGTTGGTACATCGCCGATGACGAGGTCGATCGCATCTGTCAGACCCGCGGTTTCAGGCGGGCGGATATCCGGCCCTTCGTCACAGTCTCAGGTCAGGGGCGCAAGACAGGGAAGCCGCTGGGATAAGCCGAGGCCCCGCCGTCCACGGGGGAGGACGGCGGGGCCTCGATGCCGGGCGTTACCCGGCGCGCAGCCACCAGTGTGGCAGGAGATCAGTCCCAGCCACCGAGGAGTCCGGCGTTGGCCTGCGCGTGGCAGATGTTGTACCCGCCGGCCGCGTGAGCCTTCTCCGTGTGACCGTCAACGGTCACCGAGCAGTTGATGTCTCCCGAACCCTGCAGCTGCGCCATCACGTTGAAGAACATCGCTTCGTCGTCCAGGGGCAGGGTGGCCTCAAACTTGCCGTTCTTGAACGTGCCCTTCCTGGTGTCGCTGTCCGAACCGTACGTGATGTCGATCGGGCCCAGAGCGCCGGCGGGAGCGGTGCCCCACACCTTGAAGGTGACGACCTTGGCCTTTTCCTCCTTGGCCTCTTCGGTCTTGGCC